GGCCATATCAGCGTTAAAATCTTCTCTTGATTGGTTGTGTCTCCAAACACCCTTGGCAGCATTACGAGAATCGAACTTAACTGTTTCGCTCTCGGCTTCTTCGAGAATGCTAAGGATTTCTGCAAGACGTTCGTCTTCGTCATTGTCAGCACCTTCTTGGAGAGCTCCCAATAGGTCGTCAAGGCTTTCTTCTCCACCAGAGGTGTCTCCACCCTCTGATTCTGCTCCAACGTCTCCAAGGCCAGATTCTGGCTCTGAGGGCATATCCTGTGTGGGTTCGTCGTCACCCATTGCTTCTTTTTCGTCGTCTGACATTTCAAGGTCGCCAAGGTCCAACTCAATCATTCCGTTTTCGTCTTCTGGGAGATTATCAACTAAAGCTGTGAATGAAGTCATCATATCGTCATAACGAGAATCCCAAGAGGGAGGAGTCTCAATTGTTGTGCCTTGTTCTGCTCCTGCCAATGCAGCAGAAGGAGCGTCGGCTTCTTCATTTAATTCTTCTTCGGCTTCAGTGATTACTTCATCAACCTTCGCCATAGGATCGTCTGACTCGAGCATTTGGTCAACTGCTTCTTTAATTTGTTTTGAATACTTCTCAATCACAGACTGCTCAGCGTTCTTGATAGCTTGTTCTCTTAAAGCAGCTGCGTCAGCAATTGCTTGCTCTAGCATATTAGACATAGATTGTTCTCCTAGAATACATTTTTCTCAAATAAATAGTAATGATATTGATAAAAATCCATTATTCTGTTTTAAACGCTTAAGCGTAAGGATTGTACCTAACAACTGTCGTAAAGTGAATAGTTTCATTCCCCGCATATCCTCCAGCCAACTCTAGAGAAAATCCATAAATATCTCCCTCAGAGAATGAAGAGCTTGGTAGCCCCATGAAATCAAAGGTGTGAGTTTCATTAGGACTTAATCCATTTACGGCGACAGACTCAGCAGCTGTGGCGCTGTAGGCATTATCTCCAGTGGAACCTACATGGAGAGAAGCTGTTAAAGATTTCGAGGACAAATCATTTGTTGATCTAACTTGAATTTTAATTAATTCTCCATCGAATGGTGCAATGAAATAGTTTACGGAAGATACACCAACTCTTTCAGTGTAAGAGTCATCGCTAGGAAAGAATATTGGATTATAGCTTGAATTTGGATTTTGGAACAAGCCTTGGTCGATCTCGAAAACACCACCGATAAGAGTTGAGCCCATTTGATCTGAGTAGGCTTTATCAGCTGTTCCTTGTAAAGAACCAGAAAACGGCACACTGACTGCCTTAATCGAGTCATTGCTTATTTGAAGTCGGACAGAGCCGCTTGTTTGAAAATCAATTTGATCTTCTCCAAAGTCTATTAATGTATCTCTTTGAGTATCATCAGCTGCTTTGATATCTCCTTGAACGGTTGAGCCCTTAGAAAATTTGTATGACATTTTTATTCTCCTATTGCCCTATAAATAGAAAAAGGGCTGAGCTTTCGCCCAACCCTCCAAAAGAAATTTGGTAAACCAGAAGGATTACACAATTCTCCAATCGTTAGAAGCTACATAAACCAAAGTAACAGCAGCATAGTCTGACTCAAGAAGAAGAGCAGTTTGACCGTCAATTGTCTGAGAACCAGCTCTATTCACAATGATACCTGCACCATTTGAGAAAGAGTTAGCTTTAACATAGATTAAGTCACCCACTGATGGTGAAGCTGGAAGAGTCACAGTAGCATCAGCAGACAAAGCAGCAAAGTAATTCATACCAGTTGCCAAAGTGTCTCCATCAGCTTTAGAAGCAACGCTCAAAGCAACAGCAGCAGAAGCATAATCTTTGATGTCAGAAGCAGGAATCAACTTCATTGTGCTTCCATCGTTGATAATGAAACCATCAGTATCAGCAATAGTGATTGAGGAACCAACATTAGTGTCACCATCAAGCAATTCAAGTTCCGTAACAGTCGTGCGAACAGCTGCTGTTTGGAATGAAGAGTCACTAAATACTGCAACATTTCCACCTGCATTAGGAAGATCGATTGATCTATCAGCAGTTGGATCAACAACACCCAATGTAGTCTCGAAACCATCACCAGTAGCACCTTCAAATTGAATAGAGCCAGTGATTGCGATAGTTGTAGAATCTACAGTAACAGTTGTTCCTTCAACACTCAAGTTACCTTGAATAATGACATTGTCAGAGAAAGTTCTTGCACCCGGAATAGTATCAGACAAGCTCAAACCGTTTGCATTTTTGCTCAAAGAAGAACCAGAAAGTTGAACGGAAAGTTCATCAGTAGAAGCACCAACGAAAGTCAAGGCACCATCAGTTGCTTTTTTAACTTGCAAATTGTTACCACTTCTTTCGATACCGTCACCGATAAGAGTATCAACAAAGTCATTGTGTCTTTCAGATCTAATACCGCCGTCAGCGTCAAGGAAAACAATAGAATCGTTCGCAGCAGCATAAGCAGCATCAGCGAAGCCGTCCAAGTTATTAAGCTCTGTAGCGTCAGCAGTTACACCGTCAAGAATGTTAAGCTCAGCAGCAGTAGCAGTTACTAAAGTGCCGCCTAATTTAAGACCATTAGTTCCGTTATGAAGAGCAATGTCAACATCACCGGAAGTAGCGCTAATAGAAATATCACCGCCACCAGCGATTTCTAGAACACCAGCTTCAATACCCATAGTGTCATCTGCACCACCGAATTGAATTTTGGTAGACCCAGACATTCTAACTGGACTGTAAGACAAGATCTCAGAACCTTGATCTGTAGCAAAAGCGTCAGTAGCAACAGAAGAAGCCGATACGATTGCTTGAGAGTTCGCATCAAAGCCCTCTAGAGCTTCGATAGAACCAGATGCTTTAAATGCACCTAATTGAAATTTATAAGCCATATTTTTATCCTCCAAAAATTAAAATAATTATAGCGTTTTCATGTGAGTTTAAGAAAGCCTCCCAATCGACACTAAATAGTTCTAAACTTAATTCAAAAGCATTAGTAGATGAAGAATTTATCGGAGCCGTTCGAATAAATGTTTATCGCGGCGTATGGAGATTCTAGCACAATTGTTGATCTTCCATCAATAGTTTGCGATCCGGAAGCTAAAATGGTAATATTCTTTGAGTCTGCCGCTCCACTTTCGTCTTTCACTGTGAAGTATTGTCCGGCATCAAAATCTGCGGCAGATGGAAGTCGTATATCAATTGCTGTGTTTCCTGATACACCAAGGATTGCGTCGCTTACTGAAGCTGTGATCGTTGTTGTAACTGCTCTTCTAGAATATTGAATGCCTCCATTTATCGTAATGGTAACATCGTCTCCGGAATTTGTGGCAGTTACCCCAGAACCAACAAAATCAAATGAGGACACAGCAGTTGTAATATTTGCTCCTTCCTCTTTAACAATGATATCTCCACCAGCAGAGGCGGAAATATTCGATAGTTTTTCATCTAAATAATTGCCAACATACAAATATGCAGAAGCTGTAAGTGGAACCTTAGAAGAGTCATAGTCCTGAATAAAGATAGTCCCAGCATAATAATCTACCTGCCAGTCAATGGAGTCTCCGGAAGTAATTTCGTTTGCGGGGTTTGTTGGATCTCCTTTGTAAATCTTCATTACATATCTGTTGGGTGAAGCGTTTGAGATCAAAGGAGGAACTAGCTGTAATCCACCTCGCGAATCATAGATTCTTTTTCCATTAGTGTAGTTTCCTGTTCCCGCATTTGAATTGGAAGAAGTCGTTTCATAATTTGAAGGAAGCTTAAGATAATATCCGTGAGCACCGCTCGTAGAAGCTTCGTCCCCGCCGCCGCCATCAACATTTGCGTCATAGATTGTATCTGAGATTGAAACAATATCAAAATATACTCTCTCGACTGTTCCGGGTTGTCCTGCCGAGGCTGAGTAGATTGTATAAAAGTCAGTCCCGGGAGAGTTAGGAATTGGTTCTCCGAAGATCCCCTCTGAAGGAAGAGAGACGTTCGAAGGTATAGTTTCATTGACATCCGACTTCAAGTTAGAGGTGTGTGCCTTACCCAATAACTTTTTGGCTGCGAATTGCGTCGATGTTAGATTTGTCTTACCTGTACTCATTTTCTCTCTCTAATATGTTATAGCAATTCTAGTTAAATATCCTGTCCAATCTTCATGGGCTGAGATTTTAAGGACATAATATTGGTCGTCTCGAACTTGAGAGCCTTGAAGTTGGATTGCGATATCTCTACCTGTGCTTCCGACAGTTTGATTCAAATCAGAGCCTCCGCCATTATAAATCCCCACTCCGTCAGAAGTTGGTTGAGTTCCAAGCTCGTAAGGTTTAATGCAATCTCCCCAAGCTGTTGAGGTATCGTCCAAACCGCTATAGGCAGGATCATAAGGCACCTTCAATTCGACTTGAATATTTTTATTTGCACCTAGAGTCCCAGTGTAAAATGCACCAGATTTAGAAATTAAATTAGCGTCTCCATATAATGTTACGGTGAATGTTGCTTTTGCCAAACCTGTTTCGTTTCTGAAATATCTGTAATAGGTTCTAATGTTTTCACTTAAAGTTGAATAGTCTGGGTTGCCACTAGGAGCTTGTAATACACCTCCATCGGCTACATTTCTTGTATCTCCATTGTCTCCGATTTTAAGAGGAGAAATGGCATGACCATTAATGGTTACCATTCCGTCGTCATGAGATCCACCATTATTCATTTCAGTTGAGGAATTCCAAGTGTTAGAGGAGGAGGTTACTGCTGCTTGGTTAGCATAATTACCTGATACGATACGATAAGTTTCCAATCCAAAGTATTCTTGAGTATTTAAGTTTGTGCTTCCAATAGAACCAGAGAATACCATAAAATCTTCTTTTGTTTGAGAAGTTGGTATAACCAAAGTTTTCAATGGGTGAAGTGCTCTAGAGTTAGCTGTTGCGTCATAAGAAGTGAATAGGCTAGGATCACCTTTGATTGAAGTTAAACTATCAAACAATATTGTACCTGTAATCTCAATATCCATTCCTTCACAGCCGGGAACCGTGATATCCAACTGGGGATAGCTTGTGGAAGCAGCGGCAACAGATTTATTTACAACTCCATCGCCGTTGATCGCAATGTTCGTCACGGAACAATTTGTTGTCGTAGGGAAAGATATTGCCTGAGAAACATTGTGATAAACGTTCGAGTATGCTTCTGATAGGACATAAGAGTAACTAGCTGTTGGACGACTAGCAAAGTATCCAATACCAGATTGATAGTAGATGTCTGTATGGTTGAAATTAGATAGAGAAACATTGGAAAATGCCATAGGCACTGTTGAACCTGAAGGATCTACAATCCAATCAACATAGTTTGTTGTAGTATCTACTCCTCCAACTCTGTGAATAATCCTTGCATAGTTCCAACCTTTGTCTTGTAAAGAGGTGCCAATACTATATGTACCTGTTCGATAAGGCTTTGTGTAGTCTGGGATATTATCCGAGGTAGATGAGAAGGAAACAGCAGACAAAGAAAATCCTGTATCTGAGGAAATATTATTCAAAGAATTCAAACTTGATTCTAGATCTATGGTGCTCTCTTCCGATCCGTTAATTTCAAGCACAAGAGATCCAGTATAGGCATTAAAGAATGAATCATTAGAGTAATTGTTTCCATTGGCAACAACGTCTTCATTTAATGTCCCAGCCATTACCTCAAAGGCTCCAAATAAGCCTCTTCTTGTGTCGTTGTTGTCTGGATATGTATCATTAACGTCATACTCAGTAACTCCAATTAAAGAGCCTGAGTTATTTGTATATCCAGCAATCGTGTTGTCGTTTCCAAATGAAAGATTGGCCGCAACTCCATTATCGTCTAAATCAATGTCGTCCAATGTCGGAGCTTGGATAGCAGAGGAAACGTCTGAGGCAATAAGTTGAAACTGTAGTTCGTCAACATATTTTTCCCAAGAAGCGTCTGCTTCGATTTTAATCATAACATGATCATTTTGAGCAACCGAGGCTGTTCCAAAGGTAACGCAGTGAACAGAGTTTGACTCAGAAGTAGTGCCCGTGTTTTGATTGTCAGTAGCTCCAGTAATCAACGCTCCGTCGTTATCAGATACGCTTCCGTAAGTGAAAGCTCTAGAGATATCCATCCAACCAGTTTGCTCAGGAATTTTAACAAAAAACTTAACATTGTTTGTTGATAAGGCAGAACTGTTGATTCTAGTATTTTTTGTTGTTGTAATCTTTAAGTCATATACAGCAGTAGATTCGGTATTCTTTAGTTTTCTAAAAAATGTTCGTGTACCAGTTATTGAAGAATAGTCAGGATTTCCAGAAGGGCCATTAGCCAATGAACTGAAATCTCCGCTATTTGCACCTTGAGTTGGAGACACAAGTTTGCTATCATAAAACATTAGTCCGGTAGTATGCCCTGCTGCTCCGCCACCTGTCATGTGATTCTCTGAATCCCAAACATTTCCTGCGTCTAATACGTCCGACTGTAAAGCATAAGTGTCAGATACCAATCTATAAGTTTCGTCGTCAAAATGCTCTATTGTGTTTGTGCTGGCGTTATCAACATTGTAAATTAATATTTCATTTGCACTAACAGTACCAGCAGCCGACAAATTAGATTTAAAAGGGTGGCTCAAGTCAAAAGACAAAGTGACTGTGTCGTTTAACATTGTGTCGTCATTTGTGTTTGTTGAACCTGTAATGCTCAGAACTTTATTGACATCCGACGCAGTTATGTCAGGTGGAGTCTGAGAAGAAATGGGATCTACATTGAGAGTCCTATTGAATCCAAGGACAGCTCCAGTAGGATAAGTATATTTATAAAAGTTTGTTGCCTCAACAGTATATTCGAGACTACCCGATCTAAAGTATTCAACTCCAGAAAGGTATTTTGCTGGACCATGTCCCGTAAATGCAACTGATTCATTCTGAGCAACCATTGCTTGATTGGAGGCTTCAGGATCATTAAACCACTGTACATAATTTGTTATATAGGAGGTTCCACCATACTCATGTTGTATTCTGGCGTAGTTCCAACCGTCCCTCTGCTCAGGCGTATCGACTACAAACTTGGCGGTTCTATGTTGAAATATGTCATACTCAGAACCATTTTGGTCTCGAGCAGCACGGGCCTCTGAAATATCAAAAAAGCCAGTGTTTGTAGAAGCAGCAAAGTCGGAGGCAGAACCAGAATTTGGACTGCCTGCTCCGACAAAACCATCGAGATTTAATGTGTGTGTTAAAGCGCCGTTGACGTAAAGTTTTAATGAGCCGCTTTCTGCATTTCCAAAAGCATCATTGGAATAATTGATCTCTGTTGATTTTAATTGCTCTACTACATTAAAGTTGATTGCACCTGTTATTTGTTGTGAACCATTGTAGGTTCCTAGTCTAAAATCTTCTCCGCTTGTTGAAGAAGAATATTCCGAGGATACTCCTAGGTTATCTTGGAAGTAGCCAAGATTACTTACTGAAGTATAGCTAGAAGTTGCCTCACCTATTTTCAATCCAATACCAGCTGGATTCGTATAATCAATTCTGTCAACCGAGGGAGCTGGGCCGGGAACGATAATTTTTAAAATTTCATTGAATTTATCAATGGCAGTTCCGATAGGAGTTGAGGATACAAAGTCAGCAAATAGACCATCTGCATAAGTTCCGTCTTCGGCTTCTCCAATAGTTCCACCTTCAGCTCCTGCGCCTGCGGCAGAAGTAAGAACCAGTTGGTAGCTTGAGTTCAACGCAAGATAGCTTGATTGGTCAACACCGGTGCCAGATTGAAGTCCGTGAAGCTCAATTGGATTAGAGGCAGCAGAAATATTCATAGAGCCAGTAAAGACATGAGTATCGTCAACTGAGTCTCCAAACTTTGTTGAGCCTGTTGCGCTTAAGTTGATAACATTTTGATTCGTTACATTTACATTGTATTCATTTGCATTGATTGCACCTGAAACATTTAAAGTCCCAGTTAGATACAATTGAGAGGTTGCTCCGGAGACAAAAGTGAAATCACCAGAAGCAGCAAACTTATCATTGCCATCGTTATATTGAACTGCACCAGAAGGAGGTGCAGAGCCAGTTGCTAAATTACCTTTTACAAATGCCCAACCAAAATCAGCCATAGTTTACTCCTTGACTGATTAACCAACACCTGCCGAACCAGACCAGTTGCTACCAGAAGGAGATACATTAGTTACTCTTTCTACAGGAATATTTGTAAGGCCGGCTACAATATCAACTCCGCTAGCTCCAGAAAGCCAAAGCTCCGTAACCTTCAATTCTAATACACCAGAATTTTGTGAAGATTCATTACCTGCCTCAGGACTTAATCTAAAATAGTTATCACCTTCAACGCCTGCTAGCGAAAAGCCAACACGACAATGCTCTCCTGCTGTGTGATTAAAGATTTTTACCCATTTTGTTACGTAGGGGAACTCTATTTTTGTTGCCGAGGTAGCATTGATAGAGCCGGTTGCGAAAGGCATACCAGAAACTTGATAAGACCCTACGTTATTGAGGCCGACTGTATATACATTTGATAAACTCATAATTAAACTCCTAACTCCCTATAACTAGTTCTGCTTTCGCAAATTCTTCTTGTGTCTTGCAATTGCCTTTTTTCTTTCTAACCTCTTCCTTGTAGAAGGTTTTGTGTATTGCTTGCGATCCTTGACTTCGTCAATGATTCCTAGTTTTTTACATTTTTTTACAAACCTCTTTACGAAACGTTCGGGGCTCTCGTTCTTACGAGGAGTAGCTTTATGATTTGTTGCCATTATTTACCTGCTAATTTTTTCCATATTCCAGTATTGATACCTAAAGCTCCCAAATTTACTCCGGGGTCGTTTGGTGCGATTCCGTCAAGCGGCTTTGCTCCATGCGGCGCTGCTCCTCGAGAAGGCGCGGCAGACTCACGTAAGGACAACGGTTCTGTTCCAGCAAAAACGTCAACACCATTGTAAGCGTCTGCGCCGATAGCGTCCAACATTTTTCTGCGATTCTCTTGAAGTTTTCTTTGCTTTTCTTCATGGTTATATACTGGTTGTTGTTGATAAGCTGGCTGTTGGTTCTCGACAATTGTTTGCCCAGTTCCCTTCACCACCTCAGAAATAATACTAGAGAGGATTCCTTCTTCAAAGATCACCTCTTTAATACAGTCTTTAATTAGTGGCTTTAGGGTTTTCTTTAATTGTTCTTTGTTCATTTAGTCTCCTAGAATCTTTTTAAATAGGTTGTCAATATTGCTTTCTCTATGCTCTCGCAATCTTGTTGATATATTGACGGACTTGCCTTTTCCTTCTCCGGGATACACAAAAGCGTCAGGTGTCGAAGGTTCGGATACGATATCAAAACAAATTAATTGAAAATCATCCTCAACAACAGTTTCTCCCATTGACTCTCGAACGGATCCGAGCCCTCTAGAAGAGATACCGAGCTTAACGCCGGCATTAATTAAATCTTTTAAAATACGTCCACTAGGAGTGTCAAGAACCTTGATTTTTCCCATTACGTCATTGCCCTGCCACCAACAGTCTACTACCATGTGAGAAACGTTTTTAAGGTTGATTACGGAGTCGTCAGGGTGGTCTAATTCACCTGTGGCTCTATTGTCTCTAACAACTTCCATGTAGCGATCCATTTCTCTCTTTAAAACTTTTGAGGGATATTTGCGACCGTTTCCATTTTTCTTGTCGGCAGTTTGAATACGACCAGTGAGATATACGGCTCCTTCGTTAACTACTTCTTTCTTTTCCCTCTCGGTTAAAAGATCTAAGCATCTTCCGTCCGGACATAATGCGTGAAATTCTCTTAATAATTTTTTTGACATTATCCTGATACCTCCTGTACTGTGCCTTTTATAGTAAATGGTTCCACTTGTTGAAAATTTTCTTGTGGAATCTTGTTTGAGTTGAATGGCTTTCCACCTTCAGGGATTGCGATAGTGACGTGTGGAAATTTAACTTTCTTTGAAATTGGCGCTGGAGGCTCTACCATAGCTGCCATAGCATTTTCTGAAGAACCAATAGCGACAACTCGAAGCTCAACCTCTCCACCAACAGGATAATCTGCACTAAAGTCATGCTTTCCCTTTGGATGAACGATTGGGCTAAATGGAACAATTGTCATGTGGTGAGGAAGAGGTTCCCCTGCCTTTGTGTTGAATACAAAACCTTCAGGTACTCCAACTTCTTCTGCTTTTTGTTTAAGCAGGCTTACGCTTTGTTCGTCAAGAATGACACCGGAATAAGATACGGCAGGACCTTCATTAATAAATCCTCTCCAGTTCTCCGTGATGAGTTGTTGTTTTTTAAAGCTTGAATAAGACATTGTTTTCCTCGAAAAAAAATAGGGAGCGGGCGTTACCCGCTCGCTCTAGGATCCGCTGCAACAACGGCGTACAGGTTGCAACATCCACCGTTTAATCATCGACATGCTCACCTCCGGGTCTCGATGATAGTCTTAAGCCGAAGTCATCGACCAAGACCGAAATTAAATATGAAGTGCCGGCTGATAAACAGCCAAGCAAAAAAGCATTCACGAGTGAACGCTCGTAAGTAAATAGTTCGGTATAGGGTGAAAGGCAAGATAAGAATACCCCTACCCAAAAACCCATACACAAAGGACAGTTAAACAATGTGTTCCATTTTTTTGTATAATCCTTTTTTGGTCTTATATCCTCGAAGATCTTTCCATAGACCAAAATGAATGTTAAGCCATAGGCTACCAAAATGAAATGTATTGTGTCCAAGCGTACCTCTTTCTGTTTTGTAAATAATTTTCGTCTTCGTGATTGGCGTAAGCTTCTGCTTCAAATGGAATATTGAAGTAAGCTCTTTCTCCGCTTTGTCCAATCAATCTATTGAGTGCCCACGAGCCAAAATAAAGAATGATAAAGCCAACGAATGCTAGCTCAAGAAACTGTTGGAAGTGGATTGTCTCATGTCTTTTTGTGACCTCTGACATTTCGTCTCGAGAGATTACAATTGGCCCAAGAGTGATTGCTCCAATCTCGATAGGTGCAATGTAAGATAGCCAAACAGGAATCTTACTATTTTCAATAAATAATGGTTTCCAGTGTTTCATTCGTAAGTGTACCTTCCATATAGGTAAGGAGCAAATAGATTATGCTGAAGGATTGAACCTTTTTGTTCTTCAGCGGGAACCTCGCCAAGCTCTGTAGAGTATTCTCCGTCGGGGCTAATCAAATGATCGTCGCTCATTTCGTCATAAGCTGTTGTGCCTTTAAGATATGAATCCTCGGTTTCCATCCACTCAGAGATAACTTTTAAAGCAACCTTGTTAACTTCAACTTCCTCAGAGGTCATTAATTTGCCCTCAAGAGATCCATAGATATTTCCACCTTGAATTGAATCATATTCTAATATGCCCTTGCGTCTCAAAAACTCTAATAAACGAGCTTCAGCTCCATAGGTATAGTCAGAAATAGTTTCTTTGGCAAAAGCTAAAATTTTGCTATCCTTCTGCTTTAAAACAATATCAATGTCTTTATGATCCAAAATCATAATGTCGCCATTGATAGCAGAGCGAGTCATTAGTTTAAAGTTGACCTCATCCTTCTGAACGATTTCAATCTTAATTCCTTCTGGTTCAGGTGCTACCTGCTCTTCTTCTTCGGATTTGATTGTAATATTAATCGGCATTTCTTTTTACCTCCGCAATAAGGTCTTGGATATAGAAAATCTCTTCGATTATAGATTGATTTAAGGGAACTTTTGCATAGTTGTCCAGCTTTGCCTTAACTTTTTTAAAATTTTCGCTTAAGGTCGAATTTGGGTTCTCTACAATCTCGTGATTTACGGCCTCTTTGAGGCGTCCAATTTCGTCATTTAAATAAACTTTGAGACCAAGCCCATTGTCAGAAAATGACACAATATAATTACTCAATAGTTCTTTTTGCTCTCTTAATAAAGAGTGTTCGTATGTTTCATTGAATCTTTTTACAAACATTTTAAATTCAAGTTGATCAACTGGTTTTAATTCTGTCTGGCTTTCGTCTAATCTGGTAAGATAATTTACCACTTTGTCCTCGAGCATGATTCTTTTCTTTGCTCCAAGCCCAGAGTTTTGAAAGTACAACCCGATTGTTGCAAGGTCTTTATAATTTGGCACAAAGTTTGAGAATACTCCGTTGCCTAATGCTTTATTGATTTTGTTAATCAAAGCTGTTTGTTCGTTGAATATCTTCTTGCGCTCTAATGATTCAAAATCTTTTTTAACCTCGACCATTAGTCTCTTTGAGAACTCAGTATTTGTTTCTTTAGTTTCCAAAAGAGACTTGTAAAGAGCAAGCTCTTGAGAAAGAACCTTTCCTTTTGTGAAGAACTCTACTAAAAGACCCTTTACTTTTATTTGCTTTTGTTTGTCTTCTTTGATAATTGCTTTTGTCAATTCACGAATCAGACATTCGTAAAGAAAAGCGGTATTTCTTTTCTTATTATGTTTCATCTGTATCTTCCTTTCTTTTCAATGATTCTAACAGAGTCTTAATTTGACTCTCGGATCTAAATAGTTCCTCTTCCTCGAAGTCTACTGATTCTGTCACCCCTCTGGCTAAAGAATCCATTCCGCCGAAGCCAACCTTGCCGGGCCAAGTTGTTCTTGCTGTCCCTGTTTCACCAAGACCAGTGTTAATCATATTCTTTTTCATTCCGCCTTTTTTATATGTGAGCTTGTGTCTCTTGTAAGGGCCTCGAGGTTTTGCATCGTCATCACGCTTTGCTGGTGGCTCAGCTAATAAGTCGGACTCACCACCTCCTGTATCGCCTGCTGGTTCTGGCGCTGGTTCTGTGTCTCCGCCAAGGTCTAAGTCTCCTCCGCCAAGATCTCCTCCTCCACCTAAGTCAAGATCGCCACCTCCTCCGAGGTCGCCTCCACCACCTAAGTCTCCGCCTCCTTCTTCGGGTGGCTGAGCGGCAGCTTCAAGAGCAGCCATAAACTTCTTGTCTGTAAACATTTCTCTTTGCATACGGAGATATTCGTCTTGAGATAATCCAAGAAGATTCTCAGAGATCCAACGTCGAGAGAAGAATCCTTCTGTAGCAGCACCTGCGATATCGAATTTGGTTTTCCAATGTTCAAGCTCTTGCATTTCAGCAATCTTTGAAGGATTGTTTAAAGACAATTTAAATGTCAACAAATCGTCTCCACGATATCCGAGAGTGTAAAGATGAATGATTCCAATCTTCTCAAGCTCTGCTAGGATAACTCTTTGCAATCTTTGAATGGTTCTTGCGAATCTGATATCTTTCTGAGCGAGAGTTGTCTTGTCTTCTGTGGCGCCTTCTCCCATTGATAGATAAGATTGGGGAACTTTCAAAGCAGAAAATAATTTGTCTCGAAGATACTTAACGTCTTCGATCTGCGCTGTGAATTGGCCTCCGGGAAGGTTCTCAATGTTTGTGGAAGACTGTCCGCCTCTAATAGGGATAAAGTAGTCTTCTTCAATTGAAAGTGGATTGTAGCGCAAATCTACACGCCCTGTGTTGGGATCAACAACTTGGTGACGCTTCATTTGAGTCATAACTTTCTGCATGTACTGCTCAACGTCTTGAGGAGCAATTCCTCCAACGTCAATCTTAAACACACGACGCTCTGGTGAACGAGTGATTCTGTAAGCCATCATTGCGTCTTCTAATAGCGTAAGCTGTCTCCAAATGCGTCTAGCGGGCTCTAGGACGCTTGTTCCGTATGGGGCATGTTTGTCATTACCTAAGATACGAAAATGCGCCATTTGCCAATTTTCGAGCGTTAAACCTGCATTGTTCCATTGGAACTGAATGTAGTTTGGATTTGTTGGGTCTTCACCCTCAAGTCTCTCAACTTCTTGTGGAGGCAATCCGATACAGTTTTGCAAACCTTTATGTTCGTCCAAGTCAAGATATAAAAACATATCTCCATATTTACACATTGTTCTCGCCCAACCAAAGAGGTTATGCTCAATGTTCATAATATTATAATACAATGCGTGGAGAACATATTTAATTTCGTCGTTCGGACATTTAATATGTAGGATTGGAGTTAGGGCTGAGTGGGTTGTCATTTCGTCTGCGTAGATATCAAGAGACGAAGCAATCTCAGGAGTGAATTCCATTTGGTCAAAATCAACATAACGCTCTGCTCGGTTTCTGTTCGAGATCATATTGAGCGTCATGATATTCATTGGATTGTATTCGGTCTTTTTGAACTGTTGACCTGAAGCAGATCTAAAACGATTTGCATAAATGTCCAAGTGTCTTCGTCTTAGTTGTCGCCCTGATTGAGTTCTTCTTTGTGTAATCGGTCCAGAGAACAACCTAGTCAGAGTTTTAAATAAATCACTTTGGTTGTTATTTGGGTTTCTATCATTGCGAGCCATATTCTATCCTTTGTATATCCATAGAAAATCTTTTGTTTTCTGTATCTCCTCTTGGTGTTTTTCATTAAATGTTTCGTTGTAGAATTTCTGGCCTTTGATTTGCGTATTCATTGTTGTTGTACTTTTGAATACTCCGCCTAACATTGCTTTCTTATAAGCCATATCTCTTTCGTTTTCTGATAGGGCTGTGTCTCGAACCCAACAGGCAATCGCCAAAGACATAACTAAATCATCATTATAAGAACGCATAGCCTGCGGCTTGCCATTAACCCATACAAAAGTTTTCAATTCATGAAATACTCTAGAGGAGTGCATAGTAATTAGTTTGTTTCTGACGTACTCCTCCAATTTGGCAACGATTAATGGTCTTGTCTTTGTTGAGGTTGTAAATCCGGGAACTGCTCTTTCGTCATGTTCGGCTAAGTATGCCTCAACATATTCATGAGTTGATTTAATTGAATAATAAAGTTTCTTATATTGCATGTCTTTAAGTTTTTCCAAGACAGCAATACCAACTCCAACATTTTCAACTACGAGTAGGCAGGTGCCATATTCTGTCCCTGCGTCATATAAAATCCTCGAATACATATCTAGATCGGGCTTACCTTGATATTCGGCTACAACTGTCATTGTGTCAACCCGAACAATATGAAAGCAACTAAAGTCAGCCCCGTCTCCACGAGCAACGTCAGCGGAAAGAATATAAGGGACTCCTTCTTGGAACTTCTCCCATATCCAAAAGTTTCTGTCATACCCAGTTCTATATATTGGGTCTTGAACGTCATGAATAATTCTCTCAAGGTCTTCAGGGTTGATTACTGTTTCTCCTGAAGCATTAAAAGAGCACTCAAGCTCTTGTGCGATTTGACGCTTGGACATGTTTCGAGTTTCTTTCTCGAACCATTCTTGGTCTCGCTCAGGGTGAACGTCCCACATAAGTTTAATTGGGTGAAAATCATTCAATCCGGTCTCGGATTCGCTATAGGTTTTGTGGAACCAATTTCCTACCCCATTAGGCGTCGACAATGCGATACAGCGCCCCCCTGTTGACAAAGTAGGGTAAAGACCCGTCCATAACTCTTCGAGGCCGTCAACGAACGCTGCCTCGTCTATAATGAGCAATGACAAAGCTTCCGAACGACCAGCGTCTCCAGAAGTGGTTGCGGCTTTTACTTGAGAGCCATTTGTGAGTTCAAATGATTGCTTGTTGTCAACCGCAATCTTTGATATCAACATGAAAGAAGGAAGGTTTTTGAAAATCATCTTAACCTTCTTTACAAGGTTTGTTGCTGTGGTGAGTTTCGTTGCAATAACGAGAACGTTCTTTTCTCGGTGAAACAGCATGAACCAAGCAACATAAGCAGCTGAGATTGTTGAGATCCCAAGCTGCCTGCCTTTTAAAATTACGTTGAAACGATAATCGTTAAAGTCCTTGAGAAGATCTTTCTGATAGTCATAAGTTTTGAACGGTATCTGACCTTTCAGTGGGTGCGAGATCTTACAATAATTGTCAATGAAATATTGAGGATCTTTTCCGCACTTTACAATTTCTTTAACGATTTCATTTTTGGTGAGTTTCATTTACTCCCCTATTTCTTTTCGTTGTCTGAGGCCTTAATGAACTCGTTTTGAGGACGCTTTGCTTTTGCTGTCTCCAAAAATCTTTTTGTGATATCTCGAACCGAAGGTTCAGAAGGAGCACCAATTTGATCCATTTGCAAGCCACCAATTTTATAATGTTGATATGCTTGAACAAAAGTGCGAACTCTAGACGTTGTTTGTACAATGATCTGAGGTTCGCCTTTGGGAGTTAAAGAAACAGAATTACCTGTAATTGCTTTATACTCTTTTTGTAAAAACTTTTTAACTTCGTTAATAGTTTGTGCGATTTCATTTTCAAATCCATCGTCTTTTAAGTCTTTCATCATTACGTCGGATTGATAGTTGATAATCATTGAATCGCCATAAAACTTTACTTTGAATCCGTCAATGCAGCGCTTATCAAGCAAAGGAATGCCTTCTTCTCGTTTTAAGCCTGTGGTGCGTACTTGTCCGTCGAGAGAGTAGTTCTCCAAGTGGCCGCCGTCATAAGCGTTAGCTGCGGCTTGAGATAAGCCTCTGATAATTTCTAATGTTTCTTTGCTCATTTATTTGGTCTCCAACCTGATTTCCATCTTTCTTCTCGACCCTCAACCCACTGAACATAACACTTAAAGCAACAATCAAATTTTGTCATATATAAATCATCGACAGATTTGAATGAATATATATTGCATGTCGGACAAGAGCGTCTTGATTCTCTATTAAGTAGTTCTTTTGAAATTAAAACACCACTTACCTCTTCCTTCTCTTGTTCCTCGTTTAAGTGTCGGTAATTTGTTTTTAAGTCAGATAAATAAAATCTTTCCATTTCTTCATCCCAACTTACCTTTGGGTGCTCTACCGTTTCTTTGCCATATTTATCAGCAATTGCTTTTTCAAGCTTTGCAATATAATCTGGATCTTTATTTTTCATAATCCCACCTATCAGTTTCTCCTAATCTATCTCCGTCGTCCTCATGTGTGACTCTTTCTGAAGAATCCATATCTTTATAGACCTTCATCCAGTAAGGTATCTCGAGTTCTTTTGGACAAAGAGAGTTGTCCAAAAATCTCATCTTATTGTTTGGGCCACAACAAAGAACTCCTGTTTCATCGTCAAAAAAGTATGTCTTTGTTTTATGTTCGTGCCAACACTCTGATTGTCCGTAGTCGGTCATGTCTCTTGGTCTTTGAGGATCACAAGTCCAAAGATAGTTTCCTTCCCACTTGTGATTCTTGCGATTGAACATTTCTACATCCATACCTCGCAGGCCTTGGATTTGAGTCAATTGCCAATAGTCGGATAAGCAATCCCACCAAGCAACGTCACTCATTTTAATTTGTCGATCTGGGGTCTCGGACCTATTAAAGATGGCACATTGATCAACCTTGTCATATAATGCTCCCATAGAAGGAAGATAGGTGATATAAAGGGGTGCTCGAGCCCTTACAAATCTTATTCCATATAATATTCCAAATATTGTCTCGTCTTTTCCATAATTTGGATTACCAGATAAAAAAGATTTTTTAATATATACTTCTGTGTATGGTGTACTTACAATCACTATTCCTCACTAATCTCTTCTAAATCTAGATATGGCTTTGCTGATCTCTATTGGATCTTGCAAATCAGTTCCCATTTCTTTATTTGCTCTTTTGGTGTTGATATGACCTGTCATGCTGCCCAAGTTATCGTCCGCTCCTACCAACTCCTTGACTTCCTTGTAAATGTTGAAGAATGCTGTAACGAGCTGTTCTGTATCATCAACGGCGGTGTGCAATTGAACATAGTCTGGTCCGGGACCATAATTATCAATCATTCTTTGTAGAGGAGAAGTAAAACCATGTCTTAGCTCTCCGCTAATCTTGTCTTTGTATTCATAGAAAAATTTAGACATTTTTTCATGATCGTGTCTTAACTCTTGAGCGATCAATTTGAATAAGTTTCTTTGGAAACTAATTGTATCAAAAATATCAATATCTTCAAAAGCAGTAGTGTCAACACCTAGCCTTTGACCTTCTTCAATAATCCTTCTTCTATCGAAGGATTTGATATTGTGACCAACAGAGACAAGCGGACCTTCCAAGCCTGCAAACCAATCCACGAACGATTGAAGGGCTTCTTTCTCCTCCATGTCATTTTCAGAGGTAGAGTAATGCGTATATGCTAGCATGTCTTGGACTGTGTGTGGGCGTCCATATTTCTGTGCCTTCTGCCAAGCTGTTATAAACCTATATTCTTCAGAGTCTTCTTGTCCTGCTGAGATAATATCCTCAGCTCTAGATAACAGCTCCTCTTCTCTTCTTGATTGCTCTAGAGTTTGATCGTTCAAGGAAACATTTGCTTCAAAAACCGAAGTTGGAGAAGATAAGGCAGGGCCAGCAATATTGTCGATCTTGTAGGCTACAGCTCCATATTGAGTAATTTGCCCTTTGAATCCAATTGTTTCTAAATCCCAAAAGACCCAAGTTCTACCATTTAGATTTTCTTCGATATATGCCAAGGCGTCGCTTGGAGTCATATCAGACAACATTGAATAGTCTTCGTCTAATACTTTTTCCAATTCTTCTTTAATGATTTGTCTGAGATCTTGATTGGTGATTTTCATTTACTTACTCCTGAATTTGATTTACTGCATAATAAGTAGTCAATGAAGCAGCTGTTCCTATCACAAATCCGCCAAAAAAAGCCCACATTGATCTCTGAGGTTTTGACTGCGCTCTAAGCACATTTAACTCTTCTTCTTTGATTGCCATTAGGTTTGTATGTTTATAGTCTAATGCGTTATATTTGGCCTCCAATATATCATATTCATATTGCTTATCTGCCACCATAAGTGTGCATTGTAGATCGTTTTGAATCTCGCATTGCTCAACGTTAAATTCACATTGTGATACCATTGTAGCCAAAGCCTCATTGTTCAACAGTCTTCCACTGAAAGAAGCCTGTTCTCCTTCTTCAAGTTTTTCAAAGCGAGGCTCGGCAAAAGCCAAACTCATTAATATTAAAATCATTTCTTCTCCGTTATTCCAAATCCTCTAAGGGCATTATCCAGCTCCTCAGAATCTTCTTCAAGTTCTTCTTTTCTTTCATTCTTTTTTGCTTCCGCTTCTTTCTTCTTTTTATCAGCTTCAGCATGTGCACCTTTAACGGAAGCTACGTGAGTCTCACCAGCGGCCTTAGTTCCTTCGAGCTCAATCTTCCCAGAAGTGTCTTTAACCTCAGCTTCTTCTTCTTTTAGTTGTCTCAGCTTTTTTTCTCTAAGAAAATTAATAACCTCTTTCACGATCAGAGAAAGCCCCAAGGTGCCAAATGCACCGAGGAGCGTCTTCCAGTTTTCTTTAAGCCACTGCATTAGCCTTTCCATACTTTTGCAAAGTCGATAGCGGTTTGGCCGCCAATATAAGTCATGGCAATCATACCCCAAGTGTCAGCATCAAGACCAACTCCCCAATACAAAAGCCCAGTAGCAACGCCAAAAACAAGCAGCTTGCGAGAAATAACTCTTTCTTGAATAGCATCAAACAACCCTTTGTCTTTTCTGTCAAGATAAAGAGCTTCTCGAATATCGTCTTTGCGCTCATCGAGAGTCTCTTTAATCTTTTCTTTGCAGTTAATACCTGCTAGCTTTTCAGCTAATTCTTCTTTTAAACCCATAATTAAGTCTCCTATTGTGAACTTAATTAGTTGCCCAAATCACAATTTGACTTGGGCATATCCATCGACTTTATCAATTTCAATTGTCTTATCAACAACGTCTTTGAGATTTTCGAGGTGAGTAATTAACAGAACTGTCTTGAAATGAGACTTAATCATTTGTAATAATCTCACAAAACCTTCCATGTGATCTGCGTCAAGTGCAGTGGCTGGTTCGTCAAGAATAAAGAAGTCAGGTCTCGGCAAAGAGGATACTGATATCAAAGCTAGGCGAATAGCCATAGAAGCAATTGTCTTTTCAGCACCTGAACCCATTGACAAAGGACGAGGATCGTATTTAGGGTGCTTTAAGTAAATCTCTAGGTTGCTGCCGTCATTGTCAATCAAAACGTCAAAATCAACGATTGAAGAAAGGATAGAAGCAATCTCTGCGTTAATTACGGACAACATAGACTTAATTACCTCATAAGAGATTCCGTTGGCGTGAGTTGCTTGGGCGAATAAATCATAGGCGATATAATCACGTTCTGCGTCTTTAACCTTCTGAATTCCTTCTCGAGCTTCTTCAATAAGTCGGGAGGTGGCTCCTTTTTCTGACATTAGCTCTAGCAAGTCCGAGTTGCATTTTTTGCAAT